CGGTGCATGGATCTAAGAATAGAAAGTGGTACCTACCACGATCTATTTCGACGAGCCAGTCGCCGTCGGGTCGCATTCGTGGCGAACTCCGAGCGGCTTCGGTCGCGACGCTTTGTCACGATAAACCCTTGTTGCAGTCTTGGACTGCATTTACCTGTGCTCTCCTAACGTGCTGCCCCCATCTACGGAAGGGCCTGGACATGTCCAGGCCCCGACAAAGGTTGGCGGCATTCGCGTTGGAGAGGTTCCGCTCTTCCCTGGCGCGGATTTTCCGCGCTCGGGGAAACCCCGGGGTCATAAAGAGGCTCAAGGAGCTTGCCCATTGGGCACGAGAGGAATCATTGCGAACGGTTGACCGCACAGCGTTCCTAGGCACTAACCCCTTTGGGGGGAGTGTCAAGGACGCCATGCAGTCCCGTCTCGCTCTGTTCCATTTCTCGACCCTTGGGCGAGCGCTTCCATCCCCCGGCAAAGCCGAAGTGGTGCGGGCGCTCCGGAAACACAAGGAGATCCTCATGATGGATGACTATTCTCCGGACCGACTACTCGAGTTGGTCTCAAAGGAGTGTCATTCCATCGCAATGAGTTCCTCGTTTGGTGTTTCCCGCGCCCGCCCTCTCGGTTCTGCTGGTGTCGACCATCCCAGGTCTGTCGGTGGGCAGTCCCGCCTCCTTCGGGAGGAGGGGATGTTGGCCCACCTGGCCTGGTCTGGTCCCGACATCCCGGACCGCAACTACGAACCGGAGGAGAAGGGGATGCCCACGATCGCGGCCAATTCAGTTTGGCGAGAGTTCGGCAACTGCCGAACCGCGTCGTTGGGCTCTACCCCTCCCCCCCGTGTCCGTCCTGTTGCTGTTCCGGAGCGGGGTTGGAAGGTCCGCGTGGTGACCGCTGGTTCCGCCACGGAGGAGATGGTCAGAGCTCACGTCTTACGGGACGTGTTCTGGCCCCTCCTCTCTGGCTTACCAGTGATCACCGCCGGGGAGGATGCGGAGGACGCCGCCTGCGAGCGCCTGCTCAAGGTTAAGCGAACTGGGTGCGTAGTTGTCTCCACCGATCTTTCGGCGGCGACCGACTACGCCCCGTTCGCCCTTGCCCAGGCTGTTTGGGGCGGCGTCCTCGATGCCCTCCTCGAACGCGGTCTCCTTGACCAGTCTGAGAGGGAGACGGGATTCCGGGAGCTCGCCGCCCATCTTGGCCCGCACAGGGTCCTTTGGCCGGACGGTGAAGGCGTCTCGTGTCGCGGTTGGTTGATGGGTCACCCATTGTCATGGCTGACCCTCTCCCTCGCGCACGTAGCACTTCTCCGTATTACCGGTCTTGGGAACTCTTGTGTGGTCAAGGGCGACGATGCTCTCGTCTATTCCTCTCCCCGGAAGGTCCAACAGTACCTCAGCGCCCTTGAGCGCGCCGGATTTAAGATCAACAAGGCAAAAACCTTCTGGTCCTCTGATTCCGGCGTGTTCTGTGAGCGCTGGTTTGGTGTCGGCCTTCCGGCCATTCCCCAGATCCCGCTCAAGAGGCTCTACCCGGTGACGTGGGAGCGTTTGGCAACGATTTCATCTGAAGTCGATGCCCTACCCCGACATCGCCGGCGGGCCTACGTTGAGCTGATCTGGCGGAATGCATCTCAGTCCGGGTTGATCAAAACGGCGGTGAAGATGACCCTTCCCCTCTCCCTCCCTAGGGAGGTCGGAGGTGTGGGCTTACCTCACCGTCGTGGATTTTCTGCATCCCTGAACGGTTGCCTTCGTTGGGTGAGTTTTGTGGTGACGACGGCGCGAGGGCCTGAACTCATACCTAGGTATGAGCCATGGTCCAACGCCGTCGCTTACCGACTCGCCCTTAAGGGCTTCCGAAAAGGGACGCAGCTCCTGGAGAGGAATGGTTCGGGTCTTGGCCGGTGGGTTCCACTCAACCAGGCCTTCCTCAACCTGTCGGTCTCGGTGCTGTCTGCGGGCTTGGCGCTAAAGCGTCCTACCTGCTCGAGCACCCTTGACCTCCGGGTCGTGCGAAAGGCCTGGCGGGTCGCCCGCCGGTTCCGTCACCGAACCCCTCCCCAGCTGATCAACCCCTCTTTATGGTCCTGGGGCCGATTGCGGGGCGCGATTTCTCGCGCCGCGCTCTCGGGGCGGTACACAGGTGAATGGGCCACTGTCGTGGCCCAGCAGGGGAT